AATGTCTTTTAAGATTTTAAGCTTTTTTCTTCCATAATTCACATGCGGCGCGCGCCACTATAAGGCTGTCCGCACGATCATAATAGCCGGGTCGAGGATTCCCACTTCTTGTATATTCTACCTTAAAATTGGGTTCCGTGTCAAGTAAAAACTGAAATACTTTCTGTTTTGCTTTTTCGCCGCGGCGTACGCTTATGCCGCATGTTTTTCTTGCAGATGGCGCAGCAATGTAGTTTGGCTCCATCCCATAAAAACTATACATCAACCATGAGACTACGCCATTAAAGCGCGCCAATGTGGAGAGAGTATGAGCAGAAGAAAATCCAGAACGAAACGATTGTAACGATTGTTCAATCCAAATTTCCTGCACCACGGTCTGCGTAAATCTTCTATCTTCGAAGTATTTTTTTACAACTTCTATCTTTTTGAAAAAACTTTTATGTTTACGCGTATCTATATGATCGCATACTAAAATTTCACCATGTTTATTAACTATACTTACACCAGTAATACTTGTACTTACATCTAATCCTAAAAACATTAAATATCCAATTTAAGTTTAAAGACAAAATCCCTATTCTCCGTTTTCTTAATTGGTGTAGCGGTTTTTGCTATAGCAATTAAGTTTTTATTTGAATCATATATACCCACTTTAGAAACATATGTTGTCTTTTGAAAACTTGCTGTAGGATCATTATACGACGAACTGACAATATTTTTAACCGATGCGTTAACATTTTCTCTATAACTATACAGGCCGGTTGTCGGTGACATTGGGGGCGTTAACAAATTGTTTGAATCAAAACTGTGTGATACAAATGTAGGATTATTTGAATAGTTTAGTTCTCCTTTGTTGGCTTTAGCAAACATAGTAATGGTTTGTAGTCTCGTTGTGCCAGAAAATTCCAACGAAAAAGATGAGCTTACACACGCCTGGGCCAAAGTTACAGGAGAACCGGATATTGGCTGCGCAAAATATGGCCATCTTGGACTGTCCACAGAACCCTCAACATATTCCTCTGCGTGAGACGCATTTATAGTATCACCAAGAGCATAAGACGAAGTTAATATAATAAACCCTTCGTTATATAGAACAATTCCGGCGACACTCCCTGTTCCGATGCCGCCCGGTGGGTTGACCTGTACTAATTCACCATTTCGATTGATATCCTGCAGTTCTCCAGCAACGGCACCAGAAATATAAAATTTAAGATTTACACTTCCTCTTTTAATCGCGTCGCCATAAAATATAGAAGGAATAGAAAGAAGCCCAACATTAATAGCGCCAACGCCGCCCAGGAGCGGCAAACCGGTTCGATCATCGTATACGTATGATGGGGTGCTTTGCGCCATTCCGCCCGGGCCACTTTGTGCGTCCTCGGGGTTGCTAGTAACGGTTGAAGAAGACGCCAACAAATCGCGATCATACAACTCTTTAGAAGATGATACTTCATAATGCCGACTCAAATAGGTATAGCTATTGAGAACACTTTTAAGCGCGAATAGGTTTGTTACGGTACCGGGTACGATATCAGTTGGGGGTGCCGTTTGGGTGCGCGTCGTTGGCACCTGCCGAGCCAACGTAGAGGGATAATATTCTTTTGTAATAGAAGCAGAATATGGATAACTAGCAGATATTATAGCCCCATAATCCATTGTATTATATGCCAAATTGCTGACAGTATTAAAAGCAATTCTGCTACCATCCTTAACCATAAACGGATAAATAAGACCAGAGTTAACTACATTCTGTTCCGGATTAGGTGAATTGCCTCCGAATGGTTGCATGTGAATCGCATCCGTTGGAAGGCCCTTGGGCCCTTGCTGGCCGGCGTCTCCTTGCTCGATTGGAGCGCTGCCGGAACGATCAATATTATACTCATAAAGACTTACCGAGCCGGGAGGCACCATTTTTGCTTCTTTGTTATATGCAGAAGCGCTGATGGTGGTTTCGTTGTTATACCAAACACTTCCACTGTAAATAAAAAATTTTACAGATGGGTAGGTTTTTAAAGTATTGACAAGCTTATCAGTCGGTGCAAACTTATAATAAGGCATCTCATTCCTTAATAATCCAACCTAACCCTCAAAGTAAATTCAGTGCTCGGGGTCTTCTTGAGGACCTCTCCGTTCTTGAATTCAACAACCATCTGATTATATTCATTAAAAAGGCCTCCGCCACAAATATAAGAAATCGGCTCATCTTCTGGGTTTTGTTTAACTCTAATGTGACTTCCACCGCCGGCCGATGTGCTCACATATGTTGGATTAGAAGAATAATTAAATTCTCCATTGTGAACTCGTAAGAAATAAATTGTGGAATTTAATTCCGTTGTATTGTTAAATTGAACATTAGCAATTCTATTTCTCAATGAGTCTGCATTCCCTGATATAGAGGCGCTAATAAAAGATGCGCTCACTGATGAAGTCGTATATGTGGTTGTGCTATTCGGTCCAATATAGTTGTCGAGATCGACCTCATATCTGCCGGTGGGCCCGGCGCCAGAAGGAAAAGGAAGGTGGAATATGGATGCGCTAATAACGGCAATTCCTGCTTGATAATATAAAAGCCCATATGGGATCCCGGTACCAGCAGAACTACTATGTAAAAGGGTATACTCCCCGGCTGGCGAGTTCGTCAAATAAGTAGTTGAGCTGCCATCATAAAGAGTCAAGAAACCATTTCTGCCGCCGCCGGATTCGCCGAGGCCGGATGAAAGTTGTAGACAGGTGCCACCAGTAATAAAAGTAATTTGGAAGGTGCCTTTCTTAATCTCATCCTTTGTTAGCAGGCGCGCAAAATTGATGAAATAAACCTCATTTAATTTCCTCCCGCCGGATGCGAGATCCCCATCTTCATCAAAGCGTCGTATGGCGCCATTTTCATCATGACCAACCAATATCTGTGCCATCTCGTTATATGTATTAATTTTCTTGGCCTGAACGTTTCTGTATATTCCCGAGGCGCCGACGGTGCCAGAAAGGCCAGATCCGGTCGAATACCCCATTGTGATATCAAGAATATGATTCGCCGAAGAACTTAAATAAGGATAGTCGTAAACAGATTGAAAAATACCGTGTGAAAAATTCTTAATATTAAAGGAGGTGCCATCTTGGCGATCATACGTTCCAGATAAAATTGTACCGGTAAGTGGAATCGCTTCATGTAACATAGACCTTGTGCTTACTATGTCGTCGGGATTAACTGTTTTAAATGTTGAAATTGGCATTATTTTTTTCTCTTTCTATATTGATCTAACTAGCCTAACTGGAATATCTAAACGATATCCGGTATATACCCCAGTTACGCGTACGACAGTGTCGATATATTTATACTTACTAGCCTCAAGTTCGGCGCCATCCGAATTCGCAAGAGCTGCGGTGCCGGTATTACCGATTTGATTGAATAAAGTCACAGAAGTGTTTATTTCACTAGAGGCAAGAATCTTAAAAGCACCTCTAATGCCGCGCGCGCCTTCAATACTTGAGGCGACTTGAATTCCGGGCGCTATAGATCTTAGCCATGGAATTCCTGATAAGGTATAGGTTGCAATATTATCATCATCTCTAAAAGACCAATTCGCCTGATTACCCTTTTCATCAGTTATTTTTATCAATCTATCATCCACCTCAATCATAATAGCACTTTCGCGTAGATCTTGATGAAGCCTATTCGCCGCAGTCTCATTAATGGTATCTTGGCCTTGATCAAATGCAATTGCATTATCGGTGGCCGAAGGCTGATCACCATTTAGTATTCCGCTCTGTAAGGAGCCTGCGCCATCCTTATTAAGAGTAAGAACCGTTGTACTATTAACCGGCACTACATATGTATTAAGCGCTTCATAATTCTGATATATTCCTTCTTTAAATAATTTCAGTATGGGCAAATATAATAGATCATCGCGATTCATGGTAACCAATCTAGATTTATTGGCAGCACTTTGAGTAAAGGGCTCTAATATGGGAGTCTGCAAAATTTGTAAATCATAATAGGGAGATCCATTTATATTTAGTCCATCATAGAGTTCATAATTTACTTCACCATCAAACAAAGCGAATTTTTTAACACCAAGGCCCTGGCCGGAAGCTAACAGCTCTTTCCCTGTCCTCGTTAACGTCGCATACATAATTATGTCGCCTGAATTGTCTATATAAGCCATATTTTTTTCCTCTATATATAAATAGTAATTAATTCAATAACTTCCTTAAGGATTGTCTAATCCTCTATTTTTGAATATAATGTTTAAATCCAATTTTTTACCAGTTTTTTTGCTAGTTACCCTTAATTTAAATATCTTTTCCCAAATTTGATCTACTCCATGAGCGCCTAAAATATTATCACCGGGTGAAACCCCAGTTGCTAATTGCGTAGGCAATGCAGTGTTTGCCGTGGGCCCCTCGCTAACCATATTTAAATAGGTCTGTTTATAAGATGGTTCTATAAAAATAAATCGTCTTCCGCTTTTAGATAACAGTATAGCATCTTCTACAACAAAATTATATGTCTCTATAACAGGATATATTTGTCCATTGTTGTCTACCATCTCGATTTGATAAACTGTGGTTGGGTTAGAAACATTACCATGAGCATCAATGGCCCTAAAACAATAATAATATTTTCTGTTTGGCGTGATGGCATCTAGATAAGCAGCCAATACGGCCGGGTGTTCAGGATCACCGGAAATAAATTCTATCGGTTCCGCTATCAAAGAGCCCTCAAAATCCGCATAAGAGTTTGGAGGCCTCGTTGTTCTAAATACTTGATAAATATAGGTTGGGTCATCATTTTTAAATCTAATAGGGTTCATAGTTACAAGTTCATCTATTTCTTCCATCGTTACGTTGGGGGGCGCGCCTGGCATTCCTTGTGAAATATATATCTCTCTAAACTTTTCTATATCTGATGGTTCTATTTGAATTGGTATTGCGTCAATATTTCCTATTTCTCCGCTAATCAAAAACAATATTTTATTATTAATATTGCGAAGTGGATAAATGTCGACATTTGGAGGAATAGGGGGATGGTCGGTTACGGTTATTGTATTCCCAATAGAAAATGGCATATCGCCAATCTGAATGCTCGACATATTCTTAATAACAGCTGTAGTATATAAATCTGGTGTCGGCTCATCGACATTCAAGGCTTGTGCAAGTTGTTGAAAATCAAATGCGTTGGTTCCATGGGGCCCTGTAATAAAATTTATCTTGAAGGCATAAGGGTGTGGATCCGCGGGGCCTCCACTGGGTGGGGCAGGGGGGTAGGCGCCCGAGTGATTATTAAGGCTAATTTCTCTAATTCCCCAAATTACAACCAACTCAGTATCGGTATTTCCGTTGGGGTTCGGTTGTTTAGTCGCTGAAATTTCATAGCGGCTATTGGTAATGCTAGGATCGGCATCAAAAAAAGCGCCGATATCTGAATTGATCATAGATTCAAGGGTCCGAATATCTAATATCATATCTTTTCTTAAGCTTGATAAGGGAATAGAGTACTGTGTACCATTGCCCTCTTCAATATCTAGATACCAATTAATTGGCTCATCGCCCAGATCCAGAGGGTTCTCGCCCAACGTTGGGGGCTCGAGCATTGGATCGCAGGGGTCATCAATCGGCACACCGCCAGTCCCGCCGCCGCCGGGGGGAACCTCGCCCGGCCCGGGGCCAGGTTCACCCTCACCTCCGGGCGTGCCGGTTTCGCCAGGATCTTCTGCTTCTTGTACTTGTTCTGGGACGTCTACTTGTGTCATATTTTACTCTATTTTTCCAAAAATCGTGAGTCCTTATACCAAAATTTCGAACATCGTGTGGGGAGCCTCCGACATATCAATCCCCAAATTATCCAAGAAGTTTATTAAGTTTTCTCTATATACGTCTCCTACAAGCGGCGGCGGGGAAGGCCTATTATCAAAGATGTATATAGCCTCCTCTATTGAGGTGATACGATTTACCCTTTGGGAATATGCTAGTCCAGTGTACTGCGCTGAGCCCGTCCAGAAGGTGAACGCGTTCTCGGTAGCCGTATTAAAAATCTCGCTGATCCGGTCCCGGACAGCCCATTGTCGTTCGAGGAGAGCATACAACTCAGCCTGGGTCCCCTCCGGGCCATATGGCTCATCCTTGACGTCTCCGCCCGGCAAAGTTACCAACGTTGGCAGAGGAACATTCCATGAATCTGGCATAGCGCCGCCATTAATATTGTTGTTTACACCAACGCCGTCCTGAAGCCTTACGAAGACTTGATCGAGACCGACGGACGCGACGCGGCCGACCGAGTGGCTCGTGTCGCCCTTGAAAACAAATTTTCCACTTTGGTCCGGATAACCCCATCCAGTATCTTCGGCCTCATTTATATAAATATTGGCATTCAGATCTGGTAGAACAAGATCTTGCTCTGTTTCCTTATAGAAGCCTAAAGCGTTTCCAACTGCTTTCCCCTTTCCAAGTTCTTCTGGTGCACGCGGATCCTCATAAGAAATCCTATTTCCAACTATCAATTTAATCGTTTTAATATCATATTGATATTTGACGCCATATAATATTTGTGAATCGATATATTCTATAAGATTGGCATTGTCATCATTTGGTATATAAAACGTTTGAACCGGAGTGTGTCGATGTATGTCGCTTAACGGAATAGACAGAAGGTCGGTCGGGACTCTGCGCTTTTCAATTTTAAACATAAGTGTTTCTGAATAGCAGTCGTCGCCGTTCCAATATTCCTCTATGGTCCTCATCATCTCTTTCCGCAATTGGTTTCCCAAGGTGATCTCAGACCAGTCCAGATCCGATAAATTAGTATGAATATCCGAGGGGTCCGACTCGTCGATAGCTTGAAATTCGAATATGCCATCGTTGTTGGTGTCTTGGTAATATGAAGAATCAACCAAGTATGTGCCACGGGCTCCTTCGTCGTTGAGGCTGTACGATGGCGCCACAAACTCTACACGTTCGGTATTGTACTGGTTATTAAAGGTACCAAAATTACTGCCACTGGTAAGGTCTAGCCACTTCTTTACCCAATTGTGATAGAAGTCCATCGTCCATAAACTAATTGGCGCTGATCCAAGAGTTTCCTTTAAAAAGCCTGTACCATCAAGTGAACGAGTTTTGTTAACGGTGCCATCCGGCATATTATTATCAATAGACGCCTCACATGCGATTTGTTGCTCGGGCGACTCAATCTGATCATTGATGCCCATAAGCCCATCGATATCGACTCGAATTAAATTTGTTATAAAGTGATCCCACAAATTATAATCTTTTAATTTTTCTCGAAAAATATTATCCCTAGGGGGCGCGCTGTTCGCGAGGCGCTGGGGCATATAGTTAGAAGGAGTATCTGTGCCGCCTAGGCCTATTTGAATTTTTATATACATGGGCAAACGATTATAATAAGGCCTTCCGCTATTATCCAAATAGCTCTGGGGTCCTAAAATCGATAAACTACGGGGCCGAATACAAATATTACTATATCTTGCGTCAAATATCGCCTGGACGTGGTCAATGGTGGACCCGGGAGCGCCAACGCCCGCCGCCGGAGATGGCGAAGTCGCGGGCGATTCCGAGAGAGTATTCAAATATACACTAAGTTCATTATAATAGCTCATGCCGGTACCAGAGCCGCCGAGGACATTTCCAGACCAATTAACGCCCCCGTTTAAAGTAATTTGATCACGATATGCTTCAGGCAGGTCGATATTACCATTGGTGGCCGCTGTTGGATAATACATCATATAATAGTTTGGTAACGCAGTCTCATTTAAACCGCCGGTGGCGCCGAAGGTCGCGAAGGAAACTTCTTCAAAGTCTTCTTCAAGTGCTGCAATATGATGATTATAAACCATAGAAATATTTTTTATATAATTGAACGCCGCATCTTCTGTAAGAGACGGAACAGCAAAGCGCGTAGAAAAATCTTCAAATGTGGCGGTTTGATTAAACAAGGGTGGTATCTCTTCACCTGAATTAAAGGGTCCCAATATTTGATCATCAGATGTAAACCCAGATACAAAATATTTTTTAATATACGGCCAGCCGCTGCCATCAAGCTGTTTAAGAAGCTCCTCGGCGGCCAGATTGCTTCCAAAAAGTGGACTATTGATAAGCAACTCTTTCCAGGCATCTTCACGTATGTCAAATTTATATCTTATCTTTTCACTTGCCGATGATGACAAAGACAAATCTTCTATGAATGAGATATCTATAATGGGTCCCGTTAATATCGACTGATTAGCGCCCCCACCGACTATATCGATAAAATCGAGATTTTCAAACATTTTTTCGTATGTTTCGGTTTCGGTATTCCAATAAAAATACCTACCCATCAGGGCTAAAAACTTATCTCTTGTGATGAGGCCGATTCCCGTTCGCGGTATGCCGATTATACCCTCGGCAAGGCGCGCGGGAGTAGTGCCGGTAGTATCTTCAACAACTCTGCCATCGGGGTACCATAATTTTTTTACACTGGGGTGGGCGATGCCCGTATTGGTAAGAAAATTTAAATTTCCTCCGACGCGGTGTCTATCCATAAAAAAGATTGTATCGTACATATTAGTAGCCCCCCATGCCTCCACCGCCACCAGTGCCGCCACCACCAGTGCCACCGCCACCAGTGCGACCTCCACCAGCGGCGCCGGCTCTTCTTGTGGTTATTCTACTCGATGGTCTTGCGCCCGCGCCGCGGCGGCCCCCGTTGGCAAATGAGCCGCCCGTGCCGGCGCCGGAGTCGGTGCCGAAGCGAGAAGTCCCCGTACGCCTCGGGCGTCTAAATGTGCTCATTTTCCGATTCAAAAGTGTTTCGTCCGAGGATAAATATTCAATTGGCACGCCAATGTTTGCTTTATTGACAGTATTCTTTTTCATATTCTTTTGCAGCGCATTCAAGATATTTTTCAAACTATTGCCCGGCTCAGCCTGCAAGGAAGGATAATATTTAGGCTTTCCGATTACGAATAGCCTATTAAAAGAAGGAAGTTCATAAACATTTTTACCTTTTATAACTTTATTAGTATCGCGCAATCGACAAATTAAAGCCTGTCTACCCTGACGGGCTCTGTTTAAGTCTCCTTCATCTAGCTGTTTCCACATTGGCGCGTTAACAACTGGGCCGTCCATGCCCGTCTCATACCCAATAAGATATTCTACTATCATACAAGAATTATATTTTGAATCAAAGTCGAAACTTCCTTTTTCTACTAAGTCGTTCAGATTTAAGTTTAGAGCTGCCGCGGCTGGGGAGGCGCCTATGCTGGATGGATCAACCACAAGATTATTATTAAAATCATTTGGTATGCTGTTTATTATCGAATCAACCATGTCTGTATTTAATATTTTATCATCATCGGTCGAAGCGCCTTCAATTTTCACCTCGTCGTCGCCGGGAATTGAATCTCCCGATGGACCCGAACATGCGGCGGTGCTTGTTTTATCTTCTAAAACAAAATTAGAATCAGCGCCAAAAACGTCTTTACTATCAATATACGAAAGACACCCTTGATCTGATTCCAAAACATCTTTTATGTCTACACGAAGAGGTCGTATCGAAATACCATTAAGAGTTAATATATCACTTTTAATAGATAAGTCCGATGCATCGTTGAATATATTTTCGCCAACTGGATCAAGTTTATTTTTCAGCAACGGCAACCCATTTTCAAAAGTCATTTCTTGCCGAGAAATTGTTTTTTGCGGAGTTACAATTGATTCAAGAGAAAGATACCCATTCACATTAATAGACGCCTCGTTAAAGCTTACCCCAGCATAATATTTTTTTTCCCGAGATATCCTTGCTCTCCATTTTGTATATCCAATAGAAGAAAGGACGCCCGGGCGTTGCTCGAGATCGTTTATATAATTTCGTCCCAAATTTAACTGATTTGCATCGTATGCAGAAGAGAATTTATGACTCAGCACAACCGGCACCGGCGTGAAATTTCTTTGCGCACCGTGTATCTTCGAAGAAAAATTTAGAGTTTCTCCATTGGTCAATGAACAGGTGATTGGCGAAGTGCTTGATATTTGCCTTGTCAGCGTGCTTAATAGTTCCTGCACAATTTTTTCCATTATAAGCAAACTACTTGGCGTAGCGGATCTAGGATCTGTTAAAATAAGTAAATTTCTTTGCCACTCGTCGATCGATGTTCCTTGGAGTGCTTCACTTCCAAACAAATCCAGCGTAACCCCTAAATATGAATTTACAACATCGCTCCAGCTTGTTGTTGTAGTATACAAATAATCTATAATTTTTTTATCAAAAGAATTAGTAGAAGTATTAAATCCGGGAGAATATGTAGCCAAACGAACGTAAGAAGTATACTGAGCAAAATCAGAAGAAAGTCTATCGACGGCATCAGTTAGCTTTTTCGAAGATTCGTCCGTGTATGTAACATATGCACGATATTGATATAGACCTGTTTTAAACCGGCCGGCCGACAAATCGGACCCAACAAATTGAAAGATTCCGGCCGGAGTGTTTGTAGATTGTAATTGTTTTAGAGAGCCATCTGTTAATTTGCAAACTAACTCCTCTTTTTGATTCCTATCATAATTGCTTGTTGCCCTTGGAGCGCCAGCAAGTTCGCTAATTCCCGGCTGCCATCGAACTCTTTTGCGGTATACGTCTATCTCGTGTATTTGTATGGCTTCAGCTAAAGTGGAATTATTATTATACAGATAGCTGAATCTTGCGCCATCCCTAGCCACACTTGCCGCGTTAAAAGCAAAGAAGAATTTAACAGCTCCGCCAGCAATTGGACGAGCTCCTTCCTGATCGCCGAAGAGGCGAGGCTCTGTACTAAATAAAATAGGAGAAAAATAACTCCTCTGTTTTGTGATGCCGTTTTTAAAAATATTAGATTTTGTTTGGAATCGATTTTGTAGTCTCTCATTAATAGATTTATATTTTTTAAATTGAGTAGCCCCATTTTTTTTAAATCTAAGATCTAATATTTTTTTATTTGCAACTTGTTTCATATTTAACTTAGAATGGGGACGAGTATGATCATGAGAGGCGCCCGCCATAAAAGAACCGGGGGGCCTCACCCTGGTGCCGGGCAGCAAAGGCGGAGGGCGATAATAGTGTACCGGGCCGGCCCAAACTTGTCCCGGTGTGCCAGAAATTGAATCTTCCAAAGTAAACAATAACGACGTGCTCGGGGGTTTGCCGCCTCTAAGTAGGCTTTCGATGCGGGTCTCTCCCATTACAAATCCTAATTTACCCTTTTCATTTGAAAGGCCGGTTGTAAACGATCCATCGTAACAGAAAGAATGTTTTTGTTGTGGCGCCAAATAGGGAGTTATTAAACATGCCAAATAGCCCTCTTTTGCAATTGATTTTGTCGGAACGCTGGTTTTTACAGACATTTTAACACTCTCAATTGCTTCGCCGAGGTCCATGTTTATAATTTCAACATTATTATCTGTTGAGGATTTATCTATCGCATCAAAATCTAGATATATTTTTTTTACATTTAGGGAGGGCCCCGACTTGCGCATGACCGATCTCATATAAGACGTGTTGTTTAATAATCTTTCAAGTGTACGCCGAGTTGATACCAAACAAATACACACCATTAGCCTATTCCTAATAGCTTTGCTATCATGCCATTTTTTTCTTTTTCTACTGTTTTTGAGAGATTTTAATAATATCTCCATGCTTAAGCCAACAGTGTTATTGTCAATGGTATTTAAAACGGCCGATTGCAAAAAAGGAACCGGCAATATATTATTAAAGGAATTGCTGCTTATATTCGGCATTACAATCGCTGTATTGGCTGCCATTAGCAGGGATCCTCCTCTTCTGTTTGATAAAGGTCTCTTTGAAGTGGTAGTCGCTCAGAAGTTCTTGTTACAAAATGTTCATCGGCGCCAGATTCCAAAATATAGTTCTGTGGTATTTCATTATCAACCAACACGGTCATATAATAGTCTACGGTTGGTGTCAAATTATCACTATTCCCAATTGAGACTGGCACTTCTACGGAACCTGGCTCAGTCAAATTAATAAACGACATGCTTTTTAGCGGCTCTCGGGGGCTATTAGGATCTGCAGATCCAGAATAAAACACCTCTATATCAAAGTTTTCTTTCATATAATCAGTATTCTCTTCTAAAACTTCAAGGAATAGATAATTTCTCTTAATAGCGAGATAAAGATCAGAATTGATATAAGAGCCAACCCCTACTGAAGAATTAAACTCACCAGATTTTGCGTATAGCTGATAATCCACCTCAATATTTATTTGTGGTATCTGCTCCACGGGGCCTCCGACTTCTGTGGCGCTGAGGCCAGAAATAGATTCATTTCTACTTGTGTATGTATCCGAAGGGGGCGACGCAGCAGACAATTCATTGTGCAAAGCAAATATCGACCACGCTGGCACTTTGTCTGTTGATAAGCTGCTATTGCCCAATGGGGCGCCCAAAAGATCAACCTTTTCTTCAAAAGTTTGCTGATTAAAATATTGGGCTATATCTGAACTAAGCGGATCTACATTGTTGTTTGTGTACGCGCTCATAAGATTGTCTGTAAATTGATTAACTCTTGTTTCCGCGCTTGTGATTGTTGGAACTATTTTAAGTGACGGAGTTTCGTTTTTAATTCTTTGTTCGGCTTCATTTTGATGTTCAAAAAATCCACCATATCTTGAATCATATAATATTTCATCGTCAAAAAAAGCATAATACTCGGGGCTGAACCGACCCATAGAGAGCAAATATTTACCATATTCAGTAAGTTGAAGATCTATTACCTCTTCTTTTTTATTAAAAAATGTTACCATCTTGGTTTATCCCTAGTAGTCCCTCTTTTTAGAGATTTTTTTTATACGAGCACTTTCTCCTGTTATAAAAGGTTGGCTAATGCTGACCACCGGCAAGGAAGAATCCCCACTGGTCTGAGAAGGCTTACTAATGGCGGGCCCCGCCGGATCATGCATGCTCTGGGCCGGGGGGGGCGCCGGATCATGCATGCTCTGGGCGGGGATGGCCATCTCTGGTAGTGTCTGTGTTTCTAACATTTCTCTCTCTCCCGCCGCAACATTCTTATACTGCGCAGTTGCATCTATCTTAATTAGCTCTACTAAAGAGAAATAATCGTATGGCCAATTATAACTATATTTAGAATCATTGTTTGAAGGAACCGCGAATAGATTAGATGTAAGGTCTTTCTTGATAAGTCTAGTATAATCTTTTGCGCAACGTTTTTTAGCTTTAAATACTAACCACTCAAGGGTGTCGGAACAATTATATATATCATGTATAAGTTCGTCATCCTCAATCGTACATCCTGATATTTGTTGTGCGGGGTCGATTGCACACTCCATATCATGATTATTGACCCTACTGGGCAAGAAGTTTTGCCACAATTGTGCCACTTCTTCTTTGGTAAAGTCCATAGTAAATTCAAAATCATAAAACAATATTGGATCAACATCATTTAACAAATAATCAAATTTTGGTGGCAAAATATATTTGTTTAGTATATAAGAAGCTCTTCTTTCTTCCGGTGTGCTCGTCTTTAGTCTATAGAATTGTCGGCGCCCCTTCACCACTGTGAATGGTACTACTATTACTGCCTCGCTAAGAGTCAATTTATCTTTTATTTTACCAATCGCCTTTGGCTTGCCCTCTTCAAACCCGACTAATTTTGCCAAAGACTTGGGATTTCTGACGCTCAGTGCGAGAACGTTTGCTGGGGTGGAAATTTCAGCAAAAATTCCTGCCTTAGAGTCGGTTATTAATGCGCCCTCTTGATGCCACATGCCTTTAGAAATAATTCCACTATCACTAGTTAAATTAGTTGGGTCTGCGGGGGCTACCGTGGCAGCATTCGCAAAATTAAGTACCGGTGTTTCAAATTTGCTTTGAATAAGCCATGCGGGTTGCTCTTCGCCAGTTTCCGAATTAAATACGGGTACCCTCTGCTTAAGATTAAAACTCTCGGATACTTGCTGTGCAAAATAATACCCAATAGCGTCGGTGTAGTAGCCCGCTTCCATGCTTCTATCATACACTTGTTCTAGATTTGTAAATATATCTTCTAGATCTGCCTTCCCTGTAAACGATGGAGTATAAACAAAATTTACTGTACCAGTGCCATTAAAATATGCCGGCGTGTGGGGAGCAAAGCTACACGAATGTCCGGTTTCCGAGTCACCGATCGGGATCTCGGCGAGCTGGTCGCCGCGATCTAGAACAAAGGGCGGCCCAAAGGCGCTTCCCCGCTCATACATTTCGAAACTGCTTCTATCGACATAATCATAGCTGGTCGCGTGCACATCGCTCTGCGTACCTACTGGATCTAAGGTTCTATACAAAGTGAGAGTCATCGCATATTTATCGCCTTGAGTAACCCCCTCACCACTGGGATCAAAATCATTTTCTCCTACCGATTGAAAAGTGGTTAAATTTTGATTTTGCATGAAGAACTCAGTGACGCCGCATAACCAATTATCAATAGCAAGTTCATAAATCTTGCTTCCAAGGCCGTTCCATATGGTTCCATTGTGAAGATAAGATCCGGCCGCGGCACGAACATTAATACTGTTGCCAGATAAACTAGCCGATCTTAATCCACAATCATAAATTTTTCCTAATTCGGAACCACTAATTGCCTCGGCTTTTAGATGTTCTCTAGGTCTGTATAATGCTTCAAATGAAATTCTTTGAAAATCGTATGCGTTTTGCGACGCATTTTTATTGCTGTTGCCGCTTAAAACTGAATTGTTGCCATATTGAAATTTGCCCTCTGGTAAATCTAATCCAACGGCCGAATCGACCGCCTGGCCGCAGTTCGCTATATCCGGCTGTGTACTGGGCTCAGAGGCGGTGCAATACGTTACAAAACTGCCAACTGCAATGCCAGATTTAATGGTATTGTATAAGATTCCTGGTCCAAAAAGAGGATTCAACATTGCTCTAAATGCGGCCGGGTAATTGCCTGAAACATTATCGCCGTATGATTTTGAAAACAGAGTCGCTAATTCTAAAGTTCTTTCAACTGGGTAAAATCCCTTATATGGCAAAAATTGCTTGATCGCAGATGCTTCCAAGCGCAATTTGTGTCGTTTAATTGCAGTATTTTCTGTTGAATTTTTTTCAGCGCCGGGGCCCCGCCATTGCCGTCCATTTACATCTCCATCAATAACACTAAAATATTTAAAGAACTCGGCAGTCCCATAATGTTTATAAAAATTCTTCTCCGAACTGCTCGACAGAGCCGAGCCAGTCAAGTCAAATACATCATCATAATCGGTAAGCCAGTTTTCTTGGGCTGTGTCAACATAGTCCTCAATGTGTTCACTAATTCTAAATTCAGGAACTATTGTGTGGTCCTTACCAATAAGGCGCAAATATTGACAATAATCTTCATATGTTCTATAAGGCGCTCTACCACTTGAAGTAAGATTCCAAGCAGAATCTCCCCCTACAACAGTATTTTCGCCGCGGCTGCCGTTATAACCAACTGGTATTCGACTAGCATATACCGCACTAGCGGTTATATCAAGATTGCCAGATAACCCGTACCAAGCGCTATTAGATTGTAATTCGCCGGCCCCATCTTTTATTCCTAATGAAGGAGGGGTGGTTCTAAAATTGGCATGGCCATCTAGAGGCCAAATACTAGCGCTATCAAGCGAATCCTTAATCGTTGGATGACCCATGGCGGTAGTTAGAGTGGTGGTAGTTCTGTTTATTCTAAGATCATCCCAAATATTGTCGATAAGATATTGTGTTCTCGCTCGTGTTGTATTTTGATATACATTAACCTCGCGAGGATAAATTCTTTCTTTATATTCTATTGCCGAATTGTTTGAAATCAAAGTTTTGTTTTTAAACCACTGATATGCAGGACTCAGTTTAATGTCTTTATGTAGATTTAGCCTATTGTTCAAACTTTCATTAGAAAAATAATCTAAGTTGTTCGCCCATGAGACACGCACATCGACGCCATTATATAAAAATAACACAGGATGATATCTTGACATGATTGGCTGCTCGGTGTATCGATAGGCCGCATTGCCCTGTAGAGAGCGTACTGGAACCACTGTTGTTCCATGTTGATGGCTAAATATTCTAGGGTTGGATCTCACCGATAAAATGTTTCTTTCTCTTTGATATCGCGCGATAGGATGCTCCCCTGTTCTAATTCGTTTCCACATGGGATATTGATATGGTCCATTGCGATGAAGCATTAGTGCATTAAAATTACTTGCAATGTTGTCAAATCTCACGAAAGCGGTTGCACCAGCATGGGTTGTCGGCCTCAGCGCGACCATGACATTGTTATTGGCAACCTCGGCCGCGTTATATCCCAACATATTGCCAGATGGATCTGCAGAACAGCTTATGGGCTCGTATACAATCAGGTTTAAGCCGACAAAATCGCGCGCGATACCCGGCATCGACTCGTCGGAGATCTCATGCGGCGCAATACCAGACGCACTCATAAGTGGCATGCTCGTAGGAAGACCAGCGCTTAATTCGGTGTATCCGAATAAAACAGCGCTAGCGGTCAAAGAAGAGGTAACCCAATGATATTGCCTTGCCGATTGTGGTATCGGATGTTGAATCCAACCGTTATCTTGAACTGAGGCGGTTATAACATCGTTTGTGAGTGCGTCATAATATGTTAGTGGATCATTAGTAAACTCTAATCGAAGTTTTGTGTTACGTTGAATCTTGTGGTATGAAGGATTAGATGATACATCCGGATGGGGATGGGCTTTAGTGCCGCGGCCATATAAATCATCCGGAGTGGGCGTAAATACCGGATCGCCGCCAAAGCGCGTTGAATGAAGACTAAGTAGCGTTCTAAGCCCTCTCCAGTGGTTCCCTTGATCTTGTGCCTCCATGGCGGTCCATGTTTCCTCTGAACCGCTAGTCATACTAAATCCAATTAATCCTCTAACAGATAGATTTCTATAATTCAAGTTGTTATAGACGCTAAATTCTTCATGAGGCGGATCCAAATATCCCCTTGATTGTACTTCAGGCGCCGCGGGCGATATAAATCTATTAACTATGATCGTTTTATTAGAATCGCTTCCCGTTCTTTCCGGTAGTTCATAATTTAAAGCACCACTGACATTCGATGCAGCAACCCTGCCGCTGGTGCCCGCTTCAATAAGATTATTTCCTGTAAGAGGGAATCTGCCCCTTGTGGCCGTTGTTTCAGGGTTGATGGCAAAATCAAATGATTGATCCTGCCAAAATGGATCGTTTGAAGTTCTTCCGCAAGATTGTATAATTTCATAATTATGTGTATAGTTGCCTAAAACACTAGAACCGGTAGTGGATTGAATATTTTTAATATTAACCGGCCTCTTTGCCATCACTTCTCGATATCTATTTCCTTTCGGGCGGTCATACCTATATGGCGGCCTGTTTGGCTGAAGATCGCCACGTCGGGTGGTTGTGTCAATATCATCGACTTCAGGATATCGAGGGCCCACAATGCCCAAAGCGCCAGTCGTCGTCCAATCCGGTCTGGGACGCAGATCGAAATCAATGCCACAGAGAATTTTAAACCCTTCTGGCCTATCATCAGGAGAATCTAAATTATTGGGCCCACTTTTATCTGAATCATATTTGTTTAATTCAACGTGCCTGTATTCCCTACCGCCTACCCAATGAGAAGTGAAGGGACTTTGTATCGGGGCTTCATAAAATTCTCCATATGTATCGCTATGTAAATTGGTGACCATAACGCCTGAAGCAAAATTGTGAGCAATCTCGTGGTTATAACCGGTTTCCACAGACGAGCTATATAAACTAAATGGAGCAATATTATTACCATCTGCGGTCAAATAATCATCATCTCCGGGTCGATTAATTTTTGCGTTCAGCTTAAACCCTAGACGCTGTTTCCTGTCCGGGTATACTACGTCAAGGGTCGGACGGAGTTGCTCGACTTCATCACCAAACGCCAACGCTATATTAGCAGGAATGTTGAAGCTCGGGTCAAGATCCATCAACGGGCCATCCGGGTGAGTTACAGAAAAAATAATATCTTTTCTTTTGCTCGTGTGATAATTCACTCCATGAATAACTGGCATTTCAGAAATAGAAAGCCTAAAAATGCTAGTTTGTTCTCGCCTGAAGCCGCCGGAAACTGCCGGGTACACGCCTTCGTCTGTACTGTTTCGCAGGATCTCTCGATATTTGTTAATTGTTGTTACGCCACCAAAACATGTATCAGTCCTTATTGCACTGTCTTTCCACCAATCGTAGTTTGCTTTTTGCAAATCGGTGCAATCAACACTACTTACAGATTTGCCTAATTCGTCAGCTATTTCTTCCGCGACAGGCGCATGTTTAAAAAGCCACCCGCCCATGCGATCCTGGTCTGTCGGTATTATTCTGCCGGTTGGGGCCGCGGCATCGGCCATCGCGGCACCCCCAGCGGCGGGCGCTAGCGTCAATGGCAACCATGCCTGAGCCATGCCTGCCGCAAGAGGATCTGGATCTTTAAAATCAGACATGGGGGCTTTGAATTGATATTTGTTTCTTTCTAAAACATGGCTTTCAATCATTGTATGAACTGATTCCGCCACATCTGCAGACGCCGGAACTAGTTGCTGCAGCATAATTGATAAAGAACTATCGAACCATTTATAAAACTCATAGAACTTATCAAAATCGATTGTGTCGTTCTGGACACGTTCAAAAAACTTTTGGCGTGCGTGCGCCATCAATTTATAATCTTGTCGACGTTTATTGACCGGCTGACCAATTAAATTATGAATATCATGAATTGTGGCAAAATAATTCATTATTTCTTCTGAGATACTTTGATACAAGCTTTTTTCAAACGCGAAAGAATAATTTACTGGTCGAGTGCCCCTTATAAAAATATCTCTTTCGGTCCCGTCATAAACCGTAATCATATCTTCTGATTGTAGGCTCTCCGGTAAATTTTGTCTAGAAATGCTAATGAATTCTTTATCTATGGCTTTTGTATCATCGGCAGCAAAACCATATCCTAGGCCCGGGTGCTTCCTGTTCAATATTGGGCCAAGCCAACCAAATTTGCTTGAACCAGGGCTCAGATCTGTACCCAGATTTGGGGCTCCATACATGTCGGTGGCCAGTGAGGGCTCGCCACCAACATAAGAACCAGAAGAAGCATCAACTACGGTAAATTCGCCATCGGCGTTGGAGCCGGTATTTTGATTAAAATCCCAATTTAATATTAAAGTATCTTGGGATAGAACCTCGCCAAAAGATGCAGACGGCAAGAATGGAAAAGCATTTTCATTTGTTCTATAGGTTCCGAAATCAAGAATATTTTTAGCATGCGCTCTTTGGGCCTTTTCATTTATATCATCGAGCCATACTCTTAGCGATCCCACCTTTACATCAGAATTGTGTATCAGACTGCCAGTAAAATTATTTCTATGAGCTCCAACAAAAAATCTTCGGGAGCCGGTTAAAAAGAGGGCGCCCGATAGGGGTGCTTGGGGTATCACCGCCGCGAGGCGGCTTGCGGCGGCCATATCATAAGCGTTCCCGCTAACAGAAAACTCATTTACAATGACGCCGCCTTCCATATTAATGCCGCGGAATTCTACAATGTAGTCATTTCCTTTGGTTCCGTTGGTAAAGCCGAGGGCGCCAGTTACAAGACCAACATAAGGATATTTTTCAGGCCGAACTCTTACAACGAAATTCCAATTACTATTATCGTATACATCTGTAAACAATGAACTTGTTAATTCATTAACTTCCGTGGTCTCGTTTAGAGGAAGAAATGAAAGGCCATCGGCGGCGGTTCCAGATCTGATTAATTTAAATTTGGCGTCAGCGCTCCCTAACTCGTCTCGACATGCCACTACTTGGAAATTTCCCGCATCCTGTATAGCGAATGTTGAATCCCAATGTTGATGTGAGGAACTGTGCACCCCAAAGATAGAAGCTGTTAAAAATTCTTTGTTTATAAAATGTTTTGAAATCCTATCTAACTTTGGTGGAAAAACAACATTAGCCTCAACAGTAAAGGCAAACCCGCTGGTTAAATTTGTGCTCCCGCTTATATAACTTGAAGATTGAAATACAGTCGCCTCAACAGAGCTTGATCTATTAAAATCAACAAACCTTTTTGGTATAACTCGACTTGTCGCATTGTTTTGGAGTTCATATTCAATATTGTTAGCATACATATTAAACTTGATGAGCTCCTCATCAACACCAAAACAACGAATTAGATTTCTAAAAGACTTTTCAGTGCCTTTAGATTTATAAATAAATGATAAATTATTATAGATGTTTTGATAAATTGTATTTTTAACATCAACCAACGATTTTTCGTATAGTCTCTCCTCCGAGCGATCCGCCAATTTTTCTATTATATCCGCATCAAGAAATATTTCCGGCGAGATTAAACCCGCAGATTCTAAAAGCCTATTTGCAAAAGTTAAAGGTTTATTGGTGCCGCTGGGGTATTGCACATCTTTTAGTTTATTTAGGGCCTCAATTTGAAGATGCAGGGAATCTAAATAGCTGCCCATTATCTGCGTTAATTTATGCAAATTTTTGGAACCCTCTTGGTCCTCTTCGGTAACCCAAGTCGGCATCGTATTATAAAGAGCCGCATTGTTGTTGACATCGTGATATGACCCAGAACCTTGTAGTTCGTTAGCCAGAGTTATAACGTCTGGATGAAACGAATAGATGATTGGATCTAAAAACTCTTTTATAGCAGCAGAGGCTGAAACTATTGCCGACCCTGTGTTTCTAGAGTTGGAAGTGTATCCGGTCCAGGAGCCGTTTGTTACTCTTCCAGAAAAGTCTAGCACCGTATTATCAACAGAGCTTGTCCCAGTAATTCCTTCGTTGAATTTATAATAGACACCCAGCGTAGTATTGGCCAAGTTTAATGAAGAGCTATTTCCAGGAATGGGGTCTGAATTTGTGCCCCCTCCGACTTGATCGATCCAATGGCGCCCAATGTCTTTAGAACTTCTTTGGGTTTTCCAGTACCTGAATTCATCCAAAGAAGCAGACAGTTTGCCAGAGCCGGCTTCGCCCCAAGAAGCCAAACGAGCCCCTCCAGAGGGAGCCGTCACCAGGGCCCCAATTCTTGCTTGCATGGAACCAGTAATATTTTCAACTGGCGCTGAAGAACTAAATACCGCTTCGTTGTTTAATACACCATCAACATAAAATCTGCTTATCGTGCCCTGGACGAGAGCGGTCGTAGAGGCTGATAGAAAAGAGAATGCATAGTGGTGCCAATTACCATCGGCTATGGAGGCGCTCGTGAACGCTTGTCTTGCGCCGCCGCTCACCGGTACAGTACCAGTAAGCGGATTGGCCCATTGAAATCCACTAGTGCCCGATACAAGAGTTACTGTAAACCCTCCGTCAGTATTCCCCAACACATCTGGTGCATGCGATGCGGTTAATTCAATTCTAAACCTTCCATAGCCTGTGCTGCCGGAGTGTTCGCCGTTCCAAAGATCAAAAATTACTTCTTTTTTAGTTACTTGCGCGTCACCTAGAGTATTAAAATCTAGAAATCGATCTTTTTTCAACCAAAATTCTACCGTTACGCCTTTGTCTGCAATGTCCAAAGCAAGATTGTCAGTACGATTGCTTGCGGTATGATAGTAATTTGAGCCCGTAAACTGTATGGAATAATCTCCCATCCCATTTGGATTGGTGTGGGGTCCTCCATAAAAAGAAATATATTCTTCGGTAGTTGGTAGGCCATATCCTTCAGAGGTCATCGAGCCGTTTAAGACGCCCCACCCATCCGCAGAAAGAGTTGCATATCCGTTCGTGCGAGGATATCTATTTTCATATAAGTAAAGATCAACATAAGAGGAACTATTTTCCCACTCTAAACGTTCTTTTAACGAGCCGTCATATGGATAAGTTTTATATATTCTTTTTATTGCTTGATCATAGTATTCTTCTGCAGATCCATATTTTGCAAAATTAGCAGGGTCTGAAAAGTCTATGGTGGGAATAAATCGATTGTCTTTGATGACGTCTTGTTCGTGATAACCAACAGATTCTACTTCTTCGGCTATTTGGTCGGCGCTAACATCGGCTAGCACCTTTGCTTTTTGCATTTGGTCAAAAAGTTCACGTAATGACATTTTTTATTCTACTACTCTAAATTTAAACTCTTCTGGTTGTTCAACCCAAGAACCGATTGACGGATTGTAATAGCTAACCCTTATGCCATAGCTATAATCAGATTCTAGAAGATTAATATCTAGATCGAAATAATTGCCAGAAAGATCATGTGATAAATAAGTAGAATATTTACTACCGGTTCCATATGGCACCACAAACAAGTCATCAGTGGTCCTCATTATTTTATAAGACGCACTTATTATTGTTTTACTAGGCGTCGTAGCAGTTGCAACATTATAAATGGTAGGATTCCAATTTTTCTCTCTAACAAAAAATCGAAACCGAGCTGTATCTTTTCTAGAATACTCAGCCCTAAGATTGGTAATATTGGTTACGTATTCAAATGTAGGGGCGATGGTGTGCGCAATTCTCTCTTTTGGTTCAAACGAGCTTGTGAGATAGCGTATGGCCTGTGAAGTGCCAGTATGCCATACATCAAAAACAGTTGTTAATGTTTCGCCGACCGTTAATGAATGCCCCCCCGTCAGAGCAAAACTGGCTGAATATACACCTGTCGACATGCGATTGCCTGTAATATTAGTGTCGCCGGCAGCGACGACGCCGCCGCCTATGGGCAAATTCAAAGCATCACCGGCGGGAGTAGAAGAGCCAGAATACAAGCTTACAAATATTTTATTTGTGGATCCGAGCGTTGGAATATCCACTAAGCGGCCATTTACATAATTATACAAATATATTGAATTTAAATTATCAACGGCGGGTACTAATGCACTACTAAGAAATGTATTGCCGCGATCATCTTCTGTTCTGCTATCCCACCTAGCTTCAATTACCGGCCTTTTAAAGAAAAATTCCGTCGACCTGGAGAAGAACTTTTTGGTATAATATGAAACGCTTCCTGATTCCAGCGACTCTATAAGCTTTATTCCTAAACCATAATTAGCATATCCCTCGCCCGGCGCCCCGCCCCACGCTCCAGAAAACCAATGTTCCATAAGCCCGGTTATATCAATCTCTAAATCTTCATATCCTTTTGAAAAGCTAGCAGTGTAACTAAAATCAGTGGAAGATGTGTGGTATGAGCCGCCCGCTTGCCATGTGCCCCTATCGCCCGAAGACGAAAGTCCCGCGACAGTAAGATACTGTATTTGATTATAAGGCTGGCCTTCCGAGTCGGCCGAAATGCCATGGCCGCCTGACTTTTGAATAAGATTGTTTGGGTCTTCACTAACCCAGCCAGAAAATACAGAAGAAGTGATCGCAACCCTGGGGCCATCAAGTGATTGACTAGTAACAGTAAAATGGCCATCGGCGTGAGTATCACTAAACGCTTGAGGATAAGTACTAGCAGCATAATCTACCATACTCGCGGAAAACATTGCTCCGGAGAGAGCGTGGAAAAATTGGTCCGCAGTCCCCCCGGCAGCACCTGAAACAAAAATCGCATCCGTATCGCATCGTCCATCGTTTGAGGCGGTACCGATTTGAAATTTGAAAACATGGCCATCGGCGCCGGTAACAAATATTTTTGATAATTCGCCAAAATTATTGGTAGCGTGCCCCTGTAAGGAACCAGAGGAAGTATTACCCTTTTGGGGATCTGCCACGAACGATGCTTTGCGGCCTCTTCTCATCCAGTTGGAACCCGATTCGTTGTAAGTTAAATCGGTATAGTTATCCATATCAAGTCCGGGGCCCTCTTGCCAGGAGGCAGAAACCGGCAAAAAAACTAATTGAAAATCTTGAGGTAGCGTAAATGGATGTTCGGCATTAAACATTTTAAGATGGAAAGTAACGCTACCACTTGGAGGGATGCTTCCGGACGTACGACTAGCAGATATTTCTGTTGTCGGAAATTTAATAAGAATCCGGGACAATTCTCGACTATTTCCAGCGCCGAGGCCTAGGCTATCATTAGTCGAAGAAGCAGACGCCTGTGCGTAAAGCATAAACACTTCTAAAGAATCGGCGGCGCCCATATTCGAGCCAGTGCCTCTGGTAACCAAATTTGGCTCAAACGCGTTGGTTACAGTATTATCGGCATCAGCAACCCATCTTTTAATACCCATTATTGCACCGATCCTTTAATGTCTGTATCTGCATATTTAAGTTCAAAAATTACATCGCGCTCTGCTTCAATAAATCGGCCGTCCGGCGATAAGGCCGCCAGCATATCATAGCTCGTCTCAGAATAATTACCACCAGATTTTTCAACTATATTAACACTCAAGACATCAATAATCCCGGGAACATCTTGTAGTGCCTTATAAATATCGGTTATATATATTGGTTCGCCTATATCTCCCGTCTTGGAAAAGTGATCGCGGAGTGCGGCGTTGGCATTGTTTAATGTTGTATATCTGTTAACTTCGCGATCTGACATTATCATATACTCTATTCCAAAATTCACTATTTTTGCATCTAGGATATCGATTGTATCGTTGACCATCTTGTATTGTGAAAGCCATGTTTTTAAATTTATCTTTAAAGTACCGTTAGAGGTAATAAGCTTCCCAGTAGATACATCTTCAGAAACAATATACAAATTCAAATTTCTCTTAAATTCACTAAAATCTCTTGCCGGCTGACATCGTTTAATTGAACCAAAACTTGCAGGCATCGAATATGTAAGCACTTTATAATCTTCGATTGTTACTGCTCGATTTTGTGCCGCAAAGTGAGATATAACCCTTTGTCTAACTTCTTCTGAAGATGGCAGACTTATATCACCAATCATCGGAGTCTCGTTTGTCAATTCTAAAGAGTTTTCTACGGTTGATCTATTTGCGTTGCTAAGTGCGCCAGCATTAGTAAATTTAAAATTCGCATTTGAAACTTCAGTAACGGCATTAACGGCAGCATTAACGTCTTGAACCGTATTAATTCTATATACAATCGTTAATGTAGTATTGGCCGGAGCTATACCAAATTTATCTGAGTTGATTAATTTAGTTGGATCGAACTCTTTGTCCGTAATATAATCGCGACCATGTAGCTGCAATATCACCTCGGACGGATCTGCAATCGATTTAGACAACAGCTCAGAATCAGACCCATACCCAAACTGTAAAAAGGTTCTGTCGCCTTCATATTCAACCGTATATCTTCGAGCAACTGGAACAGCCTTTAATATAGAAGGACTATTTCCTCTATCATTGTTATTGTTCTGTATGGCCTTATATACTATATTTTGAGAAAGATTGTTTACTTCAAAATATTCATGGCCCTCGGAATCCTCTACAGAAATAATCTCCGCTACTTTATCGGTAGGAAGTTGAAGTTTAAAAAATCTCTGGAAGTCGGCAACATCAACCTCTGTGGTGCTTAGTCGTCCAGATACAACGGTGCCTTGAGCTCTAATAACCCATGTTTTAGGCTGATTCGTACTGCTGTTAATGGCGCCGGCGACGACTAAATTATTAATATTAGAAAAATTAACATCCTCTAAAAGCGTGTAGGTGCCGCCGCCAATAGAAGAAAAAGTAGATCCCGCTTTTAAAGTCGGAGCATAATTTAAATCTGGTGTGCCTCCTACGGCCAATGTGGTGGGCACTTCAATATAAAAAGTTAAGATTCCATACGAAGATGGGCTTGGACTAATTTTAAATCCAAATTGCTTTGCCAATCTTATAACATTATTATATTCAATCGCACTGTCTAAAAAGCTTTCATTTGCTTGATAGTCTAAATAAAAAGATAGAACGTCTCCAACATAAGAAACCGCATCCAGCATTAACGAGCCAAAACTGGCCTCATTAAAGTCTTTGTAAGTGTTCGGATAATATCTTTTTGCATAATTTTCTAGATCGCGACGAATTGAATCAAATTCGCGACTTGTGTAATTTATTGGTTGTAGTTTTTTTGGCATTTGAATAAACTCTAAATATTCTGATTAATTAGGTTCCCGATTCACTTATTTGTAAAAATGTTGCTATCTGTAAAGGCAAAATAGTAAAGAATATTGTCATAGATATAAATGATGGATCAAAGCCTTCGCCGACAGAGGCAGGGTTAAATTCTATATCATCTACGGCTATATAGGGTAAGTATTCTCCCACTTGACTGTGTATTCTCTCTGTTATATCGGAGTATGTCATGACGGTATTTGGCTGAAATAAATACCCTCTTAGGCCCACCCCAAAGCGCGGCCTCATAATGCGTTCCCCGGGATTAGTCAGCAGAAGCATCTTAAGATTTTGTTTTGCTAAATCTTCAAAGGTTGTGTTTAAATTATAAGCTCCAAAGGTAGGATCAACCGTTAATGGCAGCGCTACTGATAATCCTTCATTATTTGTTGGCATGTGTCTTTTCCTTGTTTAAAATAAATAGGTATTAAAATACGTTTTATTCGGTACTAATTTCCCGTACCTAATCCCCCACCGCTCAGGTACACTGGCTCTTCCTCTTCGGCGGCAGGTTCGTCTTCTGTGTGCGTTGGCCCCTCGTCTATACAACTGGCATCTTCTTCGGTCGGCTCATTATCGACTATACCGCCTTCCATATTGTACTCTGGTATCAAATTCAGCAATAAATAAATAATACCGAAGGGCCCTGGTGGCGGGAAGAACAGGGCGGGTAATGTGCCGGTAAAATCAATCCCATTAATCCCAAAGTGGGGAAACAATCCAGGCGGCGCGGGGGGCTTCAAGCCACCCGGCTCAGCACAATTTTCCAGTCTATCCTCTGGAGATTCTCCATTCCACGGCGCCTTATCGAGGTCGACACCAATGCCGCGCAGCTTTCTATTTAATTGACAGAATAGTAGAAGAATAAGAGATCTAGCATCTATGGTTACTGCGGAGAGGGGTGGAGGAAGCGTCGCCATCGCAGTATCAATAGCATCTATGAGTTGCATCAAAACTTGACCTGTGATATCTCTGACTATTTTCCAAATAGCCACATGAGGATCCAGGATCTCTGCCAAGCCCTTAACGATACGAATTGGTGTCATACGTAGCGCATTGAGTATAAAGCCCTGTGCGTTAAACCCACGGGCCTTCGATCCAGCCATGGCACCCTGTAAGTAATCAATGGTTATTGGCCCTTCGCTTGGTCGCAATCCGGCGTCTGGTGAACAAACTGCAGTAGCAAATATATTGGCAGCCGTATCCATTGGATCACTAAAGGCTCTAGAGATCTGATTAGAAAATTTCTGTTCTGTTAACAAAAAGGAATTCATCAACACTGATGTAAGTACTTGTTGTCTATCGAACACTTTAGTAAAAAACGTTTGAAATATTGGGGAATCTTTAACATTTTGTACATGGTTTACCCCTTGCAATTGCATTATATACCCCACGTTTCCTTGGATAGCGGTGTAGCCCGGGGGGGGCCCACTACCGCCCGGGCCGCCGGGAATAGACATAGGGTCGCCGCAAGGATCAAGCATCGTGCCGCCGCTGGAGGAGCCCTTAGATAAGAGATCGGCCATCGCCTGATCCAGAATCTCGAGATCGCCCAACATCGCGTCTCCTAAGCATTGGGTACCACACTCAAATAAAGGAATCCCAACTGTTTTAAAATTATCCAGGGGGGCGACATCCTGTTCATTGCCTCGGCCGGTGGTATCGCTCAGTGCTAAATATGCCTCTTCAAAATTCAAAATAGAATTAAGTCTATTTACATTTATGTCATCGAACTCTGTCATCGACTCCATTCGTTGCAAATGAAACACAGTATCATATAGTGGCCATAACAGGTTATTTTTCGGATCCCCCCAGCCCCCTATTCCAAAGCCTTCGTGCGATGTGGAATCCTCAAAAGGCGGATAATAAACAAGTTTATAAGTTAGTCGTAAATTTATTAATTGAATTGTGGAGTTCCACACACCGAGGAAGTTGGAATCCCCATCTAGCCATCTAATCATTTTTTCTAAAGACATACTTGTCTGATATTTTGGACCAGAATTGGTTTGATAGGCTGCATCCGGATGAGGATTATTTGTAGCGGTTAGTCGCACTTCGCTTTGAATGTTCTGATAATCGTCGCTGCCGGCATGTGATGAGCCAGGGTAGGGCGAGTCGACCGCAGCGATCGCGATTTGGTCGACCCAATGATATAAATATGGAACCGGATCCTCTTCTCCGGTGGTCTTATCGATAAATCTAACTTGATCCCATCTCATAATCTTTTCAAGCTTAAACCCGCCATACCCCATTAAATCAATATTTTTTTCTAGCTCTGGATGTATTGCAAGGTGAAGATCCTGGGGCAATCTGGATATATTGTCAACGCCAGCAATAAAAGGTTCAGAAAAGCCTATAACATCCTCAATGAAAACCTCTTCTACTGACTTAGTGGCATTTTTGGAAATTATATTTTGCATAGCCATGGCAGAATCTAATATTCTCTGTATCAAAATATATCTAACGGAATTACCCTCCTCCAAGAGTTCGGCTTCATGGCCCGGACCTATTCCCAAAACCTCTAATATGCGGGGATCAAAATTCCGATCCGGGCGATTATATTTTCTTGCTATATAGTTATTGGCAACGTTTGTAAAAACAGTTTCAAATGGGCTGTATTCTGGTCCGAATTGTCCTTCAAGCGCTCTGGGTATATTAATACGAAGTGAAGGATCCTGTATATATGTTTTAAAATTTCTATATATGGAGTTCAACACCTGATCTACAACCGCCGGATTTTGCCACAAATCCTCAAGTTTAAACGCAGACAATATAAAAACATTTTTAAGAAAGAACTGAGCAATAAATAATTGCATAAGGATCAGAACGGAAGCATACTGAACACAATTTAATACAACTTTACGCTGCGGAGTACTGTCAGAACAGCTCCCCTCATCATATTCTTGTTGTACTCTCTTTATTATTCCATTAAGGTCCATAAGATCGCCAATTTTTTGAGGATCATTTTGGCACTCTGAATTATCTTTTACAAAAACAGCCTTCAACAATTTTGCAGCGGTAAATGTTCCATTTTCTAAACAATAGTTAGTCAATTGTTTTACTAGGCCGGCCTGGGCTGAATAGTAATATTGATTTTGAAGAGCATTATAGTATTTATTCGAAGCCGCATTCGCATCTACGGTATCGACTGCGAGGCCGGCCGTTGAGTCCTGGGATCCGCCCGTCTGGCTCCAGCCAGCAGTCTCAAGTACAGAATAGTCTTTCAAAAACGAATTGAGAGAATTATAGGCCAAACTAGCAAACGCCCCGGCGCCCGGGTTCGCATTAATATTCTCCCAGCTGCGTCCGAGCCCCGTATCAAAGGCGGCGGGGCCAAAAACGTCAAGAAACTCTGTTTTGCTGTATAGTTGTCCATTGCTGGTTACAGCCGGATCGAAATGTCTACCGCCGGTAAAAGAAGTGGTGGTAATGTATTTCTCAGCCGGAAGAGCATTATTAATTGTATCATTAGAAAGGTGCTGAATAGTTTGATAGGCGGTGCTCGCGGGAGTGCTGGGCGCTCCTAAAGTATATTGCGTAATGCTGCTTGTTGGCGCGCCGGCCGGGGTGACCGCGGACCCGGCGCCCATGGATGTGCCTGGTGGCGCTGAAGAACCTTGAAGAGGTACCTCGTCGGCAAGAGTCATTACCGTGCTCATGTTTTTGGACGACGGAAGCGCGGGCGGCGGCGGATTATCGATCAAGTCGAATTTAGTAGAGTATACATCCCACGATTCGGGACCAGTGGCTTGCGAGAAAGCGACGGTTTTAGAGAATGTCGGAAACCATTGGAAAGTTTTCTTCGAGTCGAGTTCGAAGAACGGTCTGAGAGTAGCCATGGACGGCATGAATTCATCCACTCCCGTGCGGACAGACCGCGGAA